CAGGACCGGGCTCATAAACAAAAAGAATTCTCATAGAATGGAATTGTGAGGAAGCAAATGAAACTCGATAGATGATATCACCTGACCACTGTGAGTGGAATAAGCCAGGAAAAGCAATCCAAGATGGGAAGTTTTGTCGCCATTTTGCGGTTTCAACTGGTGTTGCTTCCTCCCAATAGGAAGAAGGCATCACAGGAACTCGAAAGATTGTATCTCCAGGCACTGCTGTAGTTTTGATAGTATATTGTGCCAACAGGGATGGTCGTTGAACCATTTCTGCCAACATGGTATCTGCCTTAGTGGCATTAGAAAAAGCTGTATCGGTGTAATGAGAAAGCGGTGATGTTGAAAGACGGACACATGAATCAGGGCCAAACATATAAGCAGGAGGTGCAATTGCACCAAGATGGTTTAATGAATGTGCATCTGGTTTGTTAGGTTTATCAAAATCAAAGTACTCCTTAGCTTTATCTGAAATAGTTTCGACAGCATGCGTTGCTGAATCGGCAAGTTTGCCAACGGTATCAGCGGCTTTCGAAAACTTATCCAGAAGACCACTTCGATTTTCAATGGTCTTAGGCTCTTGGAATAGCTTATGGGGGTCGATAGGAAGCTCAAGCTTCGTCCCTTTCATCTCCATGTAGACTTGTGCTACAACTGGTTCGGGCGATGCTACTTTTGCTTCTTTCAACGAATTTAGACACCAGAGGGAAAATGTTCCAAGAGGAACGTCATAAGAATTATAACCGGTAGGATTGCCATTGGTCGTCATAAAGTAATTAGACACATATTCGAATGGAACGACAAGTTCAGCAGGATTCGAATCACCACCGTCAATTTCGACGTGGGGCATATTACAGATTGTCTGGATTCTTTTGGTTCGATTATTCTTGAAAGTATTGATCGGATCCCAAGTAATAAGGGCTTTTCCAAAATGGAACTTTGTTGTGTTCATTTGGACCTTAAATACGAGGGCAGGTTTCATGTACGCATACATCTGAATCATAGATTTTTGCATGGAACAAATTTGGTCGAGGATTTTTGGGAATTCAAGCTCACCGATAAGATTACCGGGAACATGATCCTTAGTCCAGGTCCAAGTTGCTACCTTAATGCGTTGCTCCATTACATCATTCTGATTCATGGTGTACGTGTGCATCCCAAGTTTAGCTGGAACCGAAACTGGCTGATCTCCGAACACAGCACCCCCGACAACAGGAACACGAAATTCCTGATGTAGGGAGTGTTGCGCCTTCGATGCTGACAGACCTTCGGCTACTTCTGTAGTCTGTTGGTTGTTGGCAACACTCTGAAGGGTATCAGAAGTGTTGTTTTGTTGGCTAAGAGCACCGTCATGTTGGGCGTTGTCCTCAACCTGAGAAAAATTACTATTGTTAAAAGTTTGTGTTTTAATACTAGCAGTTGGTTTTACAACTCGTTCAATCAACTATTAGAAACGAGAGGGAATTTGGAACCGCTTACATCGCGGGCTTGCTAAATAGCAAGAAAGATGGGCTGATTATAAATTTAGATCGCTGAAAATTATTCCAATTCAAATATTTAGTTTTCATTATAACGTCATTACTTTACAATTTTGAAAGCCAGGTTGCCAGATCGAGATCAAAGTCGGACTGAAGTGTGGGTCGCGGAACACGGCGACGATCACACCAGTCATATTGAGCATTACGTACCGCAGAGATCACTCTCTCGTACTCCTCACGACCGTGATAGACAAGCTCCAGCCGAAGTGTATTCCATAACTGCGGAACGCAGTTTTCTGGTGCAGTTGTTTTATGCATCCAGGCGGTCATACCTTCAATACTTGCCATTTCCAAAGGCGCCATGACATGGGCACCAAATCTTTTAAACCGACGCTTGAGGAATGGAACCTCATCAATGTGGTGGAATTTGTCATCCGTACCAAGTTTTTGAGCATCGGTGTAGCTCATTCCATGTGCATTCATGTATTTCTTAATGTTCCAAAAATTGATCACATCTTTCAACT